GTGAACAGGAACGGCGCCTTGCCCTCGTTCACCGACTCCGGCTTCCCCTTCGCGGCCAGCTTGCGCAGCGCGATGGGGTCCATCTCGCCGATCGCCGCGAGCTCCCGCACCTGGAGCTGACCGCCGGCCGCGAGCTTCATCTGCCCGACCGCCGCCGCGAGCACGAGATCGATCGGGTCCCGCAGGTCCTTCGAGGTCGTCTCGTCGACGCCCGCCGCATCCGCCACCCGCCGGATCGCCTCCATCGGATGCTTCAGCCCGCTGCCGGTCCGCGCGTACGTCACCAGCTTTCGCGCGAGGTCGGCAAGCTCGATGCTCCACGCGTCCTTCGCGCCGAAGTCGACGTGGACCTTCGCCGGCCTCAGGTGCTTCGCTTGCGCACGGATGCGCTCCAGGACACGCTCGACGACGTCGATCGAGAGGGCAACGGGGTCGACGGTCGAGAGGCGTGGGGTCTGCGCTTGACGGGCCATGGCGGCATTATCGTCCGCCGCGACATGCTACGCAACCCGCGCGCCGGGGCCATCTGTAGACGCAGACGCGGCGCTTGGCGCATCCTCGGTCTCGTGCCCAGCGCAGAGGAAATCACAGCCGGCGGCGGAGCCATCACGGCCTTCGTCACAGGCGTCGTGAAGCTCGTGCAGGTCAGCGTACGACTCGGGGCGCTCGAGCGCGATCTGAAGGCACTGCGTGTGCTCGTGGACGCAGCAAGACGCGAGCAACTCCGCGACGCCACAGCCTCGGATCCGCCGGATGACTCCGACGCGATCGCGGAGCTGCGAGCGATGGTCCAGTCGCTGACGACGCGCTTCGATGCCCACCAGCGCGATGCAGAAGTCGCCGCGCGCGGCTTCGTGGCAGGAATCGCACACCTCCAAGGTGTGCTCGAAGGTCAGAAGGAGCGATGGCGCCGATGATGTTGCCCGACACCTATCCCACCAGTTCGGCCCCGTCGCAGCGCTTCCAGAAGCCTCGGCGGCACCCCCTCTTCGATGCTGTCGATGCGCTCGCTGCGCTGACGAGGAAGGTCGAGACCTGGATCAGTGAGGCGCCGGAGCCGACACGTCCTCACCAACGAGACGCGCTACCGCTCGGTCGGTGACCTCCTCGACGTGCTGCACGAGCAGCATCGACTGAAGCTCGTTCTCGCGCCTCTGTCCCGCCAGGATCCGCGCCTCCGCGACACGGAGCCGGAACCACAGCCACAAGCCTCCGAAGACGAGCGCCGCCGCGACGATGCCGCACGCGATCGTCAGGTTCTGCACCTGCTGGTTCAGCGTCGCGATGCCGGTGCAGTCGTCCACAGCCATCCTCCCAGGGTCACGATAAGCCCGGCGTGCATCGCCATGTAGAGTTCGGCGGCCACCGGCCACCACGTGAAGATCCCGCCGACGAACACCGGGAGCAGCACCGCGATCTCGACGGCGACGATCCAGAAGACCGCGGCGTGCTCGAGCTTCGGCGGCTCAGGCCTGCGCATCGCCACCGCGACGACAGCGCCGCACGCGACCACCTCGCCGACCTGCACGGCCGCGTAGAACGCCCCCAGCGGCCCCTCGCCTCGCAGCCACTCCGGGTAGCCAGCGACCGCGACTGCGACGGCGGCGAGGAGCGCCAGCACGGGAGCAGCAGACCAGCGGCGGAGCAGCACCCGCACCGCGACCGCGACGACGGCGGCGTGCCAGGAGAGCTGAAGCGCCTGGTGCGCGTGGAAGGCGACTCGAGCCCACCCGACGAACGGCGTCCCCACCTCGGCGCGCGCCGGATCCAGCACGTACGCCTTCAGCGCGCGCTTCCCCAGGTCGAGCGCCACCTCCCACGCGAGCAGCCACGCGAGGGGCCGAAACGCCGAACGCCGCGTCACCACGGCGAAGGCCATGAGCGCGGCGGCGACGTTCAGGATGTAGGCGGCGAGGATCAAGCCTTCACGGCGACGGCTGCCCCACTCTCCGCTCGCAGCCGGTAGCGCTGCTTCGCGCTGTAGAACGACCCGTCGCTCTCAGCGATCCCGCCCCAGAGCAGCGTGAAGGTCGCCTCGGCGATGGCGAGGCCGGTCGTCGAGAGCGCCCACGCGCCGCTGGAAGGGTCGGGGAATGTCGGGGCGCCGTTGGGGCGGACGAGGTGTCCGTCTCGCCAGCGGCAGGAGTGAACGGCATCCAGGAAGCTCTGCGGTACACCAGGATCGGGCGGCTCTGTCGGCATGGGACCTCCGTGATGCAAGCTACCACAGGGGGCATCCGTACCGCTGCGATACGCCCCCGCTTACCCTGTGTCGGTGAACCCTCGCATCATCGCCCTGCTGGCCATCGGCCTCCACGCGCTCATCCGCGTCGTGAAGTCGGAGAAGATCAACGCCTTGCTCGCCTCCGCCGGGATGCGACCGATCCCGAAGACGTGGCTGCCCTGGATCGCGGCCGGGCTCGGCATCCTCGCGGGCACCGTCCAGGCCATGGTGAACGGCATGTCGCTCGATGCCGCGCTCGACAACACGCTCGCCGGCTTGTTCGTGGGCGCCACCGCGGTCTGGGGCCACGAGGCGGCAGGCAAGTCGCTGCGCAGCGGGAGCGAGCTCGGAGCCGAGCAGCCCACCGCGACGCCCTGACAGCGCAGCTCGCTCAGCAGGCGCAGCACGTGACGGCGACGCAGCGCCGGGCGCTCGACCGGGACCTCGACGACGGCAGGGGCCGGAGGCGGCGCGGGCGGCGTCGACATGTCTAGCACGAGCTGCACCGGGAGCGCCTTCGCCTCGAGCACGGGCAGCGCCATCACGGCGACCGGCACCTCGACGGGGAGCGGCATCGCCTGCGTCTCGGCCATCGCAGCCGGGACGAGCGCCGTCAGCTTCGCCATCGCGGCCACGTGGATCTGCCGCACCCGCTCGCGGCTCAGGCCCATCTCGAGGGCGACGGCAGCCAGGCTCTGCGTCTCGTCAGAGGCGCCGTAGACGCCCTGCATCACCCGCTGTTGCTGCGGAGTGAGGCTCGCGATCGCCGAGCGCAGCGCGGTCGCGCGCCGGGTGTGCTGGTCATGCTCGACGACGTCCTCCTCGAACGACGGCGTCGACAGCCCGTCCACGTCCTCGCGACGGAAGGCCACGGTCGCCTGCACGGCAGCCACGATGCAGGGCGAGACGCCCGACGACGCCGCGATGTCCTCGACGGTCGCGCCCTCGGCAGCCTTCCCGATCGCCCGCTTCGCTGACCGCGCCCGCGAGGACCCGAGCGAGACCTCGCCGCTCTGCGAAGCGACGGCGCCGCGCACCTCCTCGACCATGCGCGAGGTCGCGTAGGATAGCAGGCGCACCCCACGGGTCACGTCGAAGCGACCGATCGCCTCGAGAAAGCCGATGCACGCGTGGGCGTACAGGTCCTCGAGCGGGATGCCCGAGGCCTTCCACTGGTGCGCGACCTGCCAGATCGCCCCGTTGTGGGCGGCTACCAGCGCGGTGCTGGCGCGGCGGTCGCCGGCCTGCGTGCGCGTGATGAGGGACAATTCGAGGTCCCGATCGATGTTCGTGGTCGCAGAATGGTGGCTCACCCCCGCAATATGGCGTGCGCGCCGACGGCGTCAATAGGTTACCAGATGTAACGTTACGATTTGTACCGTTACGGTGTCGCGCGGGCGAGGACGACGGCAGCCTGCGCCTTGGCGAGCTCCTGCCCCCACGTCATCGGCGACCGGTCGGTGGGCTCCGTCTCGGCTGCCTTCCGGACGGCGTCGATGGCCTCCTCGCTCAAGACCTCGCGCAGGTACGCGATGGCGATCTCGAGGTTCGAGAACTGGCGCCGGGCCGCAGCCGCTCGCCGCTGCGCTGCGGTGCGTCGTCGGATGACTTCCTCGATATCGATCTCCCCTTTTATCCAGTACGCCGCCAAGTCTTCGATATCCAGGCGAAAGGCGCGCGCGATCGCCTCGACGGTGCCGTAGTCCTGCTTCCGGATGCGACCGGTCTCGAGCTGCGATAACGAGACCCGGCTCATGCCGATCTCGTCGGCGAGCGCCTGTTGCAGGATCTCGAGGCGCCCCCGGAGCGCGGCCAGCCGTTCGTGCGAATCCATGTCCTTCACCAAACGCTATTCAGCGGCGTCCCACAAGACCGCGCGGTCTGAACCGGTTGCCAGAAAATCGTCTCGACCTACAATGCTGCGAGCATGTCCAGTGAACAGCCGGCCAGATCCAGAGGACTCCCCGACCGCCTCCGCCGTCTCCGCCTGAGTCTCAAGATGACGCAGGAGGCGTTGGGGAAGGCGGTCGGCGTGAGCCGGCTGGTGATCCTGTCCCTCGAGTCGGGTAGGACGAAGTGTGACAGCCACAGCTTCATTGTGAAGCTCGCCCGGGTGGCCGCCCTGTCGCTCGACGACCTCTCCGCGTACCTGAGCGGACGCGTGGGGCTCCGCGCCACGATCGCGCGACGCCGACCCGTCGAAGACGTTGCCGCGTAGGCTCCCCTGCCCCGCCGTCGTTGTAGGGCCAGCGCCGCCGCAGCGCAAGCCTTCGCGCGACTGAATCGTGAAGCATTCCGATACGTTGAGAATCTGACGCAGCGCGCCGCCTGTTCAGGTCTGCAACATCTGCATCAGTCGACAGGCGCACAGTCGTCGACGAGCACGTTCATCATCAGCCCCGTCACCCGGCCCTGGACCGTGACCTTCGCGCCCTTAGACAGCGCCGAGACGCGCGCGGCGTAGTCGTCGTCGACCATGCACTGGACGACGGGGATCTCGAACGCCTTCCCGGTCCCGAGCGTGACGTAGATCCCGCCGAGGATGTCCTTCTTGACGTCGCCGACGATGCCCGTGACCTTCACGAGCTTGCCCTTGTAGCGCGCGTCGGCACGGACCTCGTTGTCGGCGTACTCGCCGAGGATGGCCTTGAGCTCGACGGCTTCCGCGGGCGCTGGCGCGGCCTTCACGGGGGCCTGGCGAGGCTCAGGCGTAGGCGAGCGCGCTGCTGGCTCCTGCGCCGGCGTGGAGGCGGCACCGGTCGCGACGGGCTTGCTCCTGCCGCAGTACGCGAGCAGCACGAGCACGGCGAAGACGCCGCAGCCTGCCTTGAAGACGTTGGACTTGGGGGGTTGCTGCTGAGAGTTCACGGCGCACCTCTTGTGGTTGGTGCGCCAGCTCTATCAGCGGGGCGGGATGGCTGGAATAGGCGACGACGCTGTCAGAATCCTGGCACTGACCTGGCGCGGAGCCAGTCTCGGGCAGCCTCGGCGGGGATGGCCAGAGGCTTCGCCTCCGCTCCGAGCTCGCGCGCGATCGGCGTCGCAGCCTGGCGCGTGATGCCGGCTAGCACGCCAAGCTCCCGGGGCGAGATGGTCTCGCCCTGTGCGAGGCGAACGCGAGCCATGGCGCCAACGAGTACGAGGCCGATCTCCTCCTCGGGGTCGGTCTCGAGCGCGGCGTCGCGGGACTCTTCGGCCTCACCCACGCCGAAGGTGCCGGGGACGCCGGCCTGCGAGTAGAGCGCGGAGCAGACGGTCTGCATCGCGTCGAGCGCGCACCCAACGTCCTGCCAGTCGCCGAGGGCCCCGCGCTGGGCGAACGCGACGAGCTGCCGGACGGTGAGCCCAAGGTCGGTGCCGTTGGCCATCTCGGCGCGGGTCGGCGTGCGGAAGTCCAGCCTGACGGCCGGCGCGAGAGGCATCGAGAAGCGCGCGACGTGGGCGAGCACAAGCTCGACGACGTCAGCGGCGAGTTCTACGGGGTCGACGCCGGCGAGGCGCGGCTTGTCGGTAGTGCGGGCCATCACGCCTCCGCTTGGGTGGCGTCCGGCGCGGCGCCGAGCGTGATGGCGTGGACCTCCCAGCCGATGCCCGACACGTAGCGCGCCGACATGGGCTTGACCGGCGTACCCTTGGCGACGCCCTCCTCGATGACGCGCTTGCGGACGCTTCGGCTGCCGATGTCATCGTCGCTGCAGTAGTGGCTGCTGATGTGCCACGTGGTGTCGACGTAGCCGGTGACGCTGATCGAGATGCTGTGGTGGGCCATGCTGGACATGCTCGGTACCTCCACGTCCGCGAGCCGCCAGGGACGAACCCACGGCGGCACGCGGCTACCCGCGAGGAGAGTGGATGCCAGGTCTCAGGCGGCAGTTCTTCGCGGCACGATCCCGCTGTCGACGATGGCGTTCGGGTGCGCCGCGCAGAAGTCACCGGTGACCTCCTCGCCGCATTCCTGGCAGAAGTGGGCGACCTCCGTGCCGCCGATCTTCCCGCCGTGAGCGCAGGCGTACTCCCACGCCTTCTCGAGGAGGCGGCTCGCGTCGTCGTCGTGCGGGAAGTCGCAATCTTCCAGCCAGCAAGCCGTCTCGACGTCGTCGAGTTCCTCCACCACCTCGTAGCCGAGGCTCTCGAGGTACGTGACCATGAGCGCGTCGGCTTCGGCCTTCCAGGCATCGAGGGTCTCTCCGGCGCCAGCCTCGCCGTAGGTGCTCAGGTCGCGCGAAAACTGGACGTGGAGGACGCCCATCGAGATGGATCGTTGGGGAGCGGAGGCGGAGGACGTCGTCGCGGTGTTCATGACGAGCATCATGGCTCCTCAATCTTACCCGGTCAAGTCATAATCGCCACCTACGACAGCGCGCGCCCGCCCGGGAACCACGCGACGTACTGTCGGTAGAGCGTCGGCCAGTAGTGCCGCAGCCATGCCACGCCCCCGTGCCGTGTCGAAGCCCCCGCGGGCAGCCACCAGCTCTTCCGCACGTGCCACGGCTCCCTGGCGTGCATGAACGCGATGCAACGGTAGACGGGCAGGAGCTCGATCTCGTGCGCCGCCGCGTAGGCCATCACGTCGAGACCGGACCAGCCACCGAGCGGCTGGCACTTCCAGCGCCCCGCGCGCGGCCCCGACGTGTACCGGTAGAGCCCCTGCGTGGTAACGCCGTCAGCGGTCGACGCGTGGGAGATCCAGTCCATGCGCCGCCCCTCGCTCTCCCCTGCCCGCAGCCCGAGGAAGACGGCGTCGTACGGCTCGGTTGCCCGCTCGATGACGCCGTAGAAGCATGCCTTCGAGAGCCCCGCCGTGCGCGAGTGCAGCTCGGCGCCAGCATCGAGCTCGCGGGCATGCGCGTCGAGCCAGGCCTTCGGCGACACCTCCGGCCGAACGATGCGCAGGTCCAGCCCCCACGCGTCAGCCAGCGCCGAGACGTACGCCTCCTCTCCAGGGTAGTCGAGGTCGTCCTTCTCGCTCACGACGGGGACGCTGGCGCCGCGGTCGACGCGGATGAGGTGCGTCATCACGGCCGAGTCCTTCCCGCCCGACAGCATCACGGCGGGCGCGCTCGTCTGCGCCAGGCAGAGGTCGATGATGCGCCTGGCGTCGTCGACCACGCGGGCGTGCTGCCGCGTCCTCGAGTGCAGGAGCGCCGTCCGCTGCCACGTCGCCCACAGGGAATGGTCGGCGGGTCGCAGCGAGGGCCCGCCGACGGAGACTTCAGGCGGGAGGGTCATCGTCCACCATCTCCCAGCTTCGCGAGTAGGCGCTGTTCTTGAACAACTCCGCTACCCCGGTCACTTGCTTGTACCGGTGGATGGTCTCGAGGTCGATCCCGAGGTGGACGGCGATGTCCTCTTCGGCCATCCCCTGCTCGATGAGGGAGCGGATGACCTCGGCGTCGAGGTCCACCTGATGGACGCCGCGGGCTTTGTTGAACTGGACCGTCGCCGCCATCCGCTGCCGCATGTCGTGCGTGAGGACGACGATTGGCAAGTAGTCGAAGTCGAGCCAGTCGGGGCCGCCGATCGTCTTCCGGTGGAAGCCGTCGATGATGCAGAAGCGCCCCTGCTCGTCGTCCCAGATCACCACGACGGGGAAGCAGAAGCCGTTGTCGAGGATCGACTGCCTGAGCAGGTCCATTTTATCGTCGGACACTGCATTAGGATTGTACCCGTTCTCGACGATCAGCGACACGCGCACGAGCAGCGTGTTCGCGCACGGGACGAGCACCTTCCCGTGCGTCTTCGACGTGATGTAGACGGGCTCGATGCTGGCCCGCGCGCGGAGGAAGTCCTCCATCGTGTCGATGTAGATCGCGGGCATCAGAGGACCTCTTCGTAGTAGGCGATGAGTTCGTCGCGCGGGTCTGGCTTGTTGTCGATGGGGAGATTGGACTCGTAGTCGTTGAGGATCAACTGTCTGCACTGCTGCCTGGCGACGTACTCGTTGTTCAGGTGCCGCGCGAACCTTGCCACGAAGATCGGCTTCCTCACAGGGTCCGGGTGCGTCGCCAGCAGGAAGTCGCGGTAGGCGATCCACGACTTGAAGTTCTTCGGGAGCTTCCTGCAGGCGAACAGCTTCGCCGCCTTCCCCGTCTCCTGCGCCAGCGCGATGCCCTTGATGCGCTTGCAGAGCCGGTTGTACGTCTTCGGCTCGAAACTTGGCAGGTCGCAGATGCTCTTGAACGCCCGCTCGTGGATGAGCGACGAGACCCGCATCTGACTGATCGGGTAGCCCTTCTTGAGCTGAAAGTCGTATATCTTCGAGTATCGCAGACCCTCGTCGTAGATGTACCGCCAGATGTCGTGGAAGTTCCAGTCGTAGATGGGGTACAGCGCGGCGTTCGCGCCCTTCTTCGTGCCCCAGTAGACGTTCCGGCCTCCTGCCTGGATCGGGTTCTTGACGACTGCGCGCCACCGGTTGGGCGACTCGCCGGCAGCTCGGAGCCCCACGAGGAACGCGGCCCCGGTGTAGCAGCGCTCGAAGTTCTCGATCGCGTCGTAGAAGCCGAAGCCCTTGTTCTTGTCCCGCACGGTCTGGCTCTCGAGCGACCACATGCGGTGCTGCACGGCGAACGGCTTCTTCGGCCGCATCCACTCCTGATGCTTACCGGCCTCCCAGCACAGGAGCTGCCCCTCCTGCACCGAGGTGGCGTTCGTCAGCCGGAACTCGATCTGCAGCCAGAGCTTGTTCACGTTCTCGGGGAAGAGCCCCATCAGGTACTCGACCTGCTCGACGCTGCTCTGGTAGCAGACCTCCTCGTCCAGGAAGTGGAGCCCGATGCGACGGCCGCGGCGGCGGGCCTCTACCAGCGCCAGGTGCGCGAGTACGGTGCTGTCCTTCCCGCCGCTGATCGAGACGATGATGTCCTCGTAGTGGTCGAAGACGAACGCGATCCGCTCGCGCGCGGCATCGAGCACCGTCTTATCGGTGTAGGACTGCGTAGGCATCGCGCACCCTCTGAAGCCAGGCCTGGTAGCGGTCGAAGTACCACGCGTCGACCTTCAGGTCCGCGACGAGCACGTCGATCTCCGTCTGCCGCGACAGCGCGAGGAAGTCGGAGAAGTCGATGAAGTTGTGGCAGAGCTCGAAGACTGTGGACGCCGGCGGGAAGGCCTCGTCCTTGAAGGTGCGCAGGCCGTCGATGCCGAAGCGGTTGTTCCGCCCGACGTAGGCGGCGCCGGCGATGACGTGCGCGAGCTTCGCCTTCCCGGACATGAGGTAGAGGTTCCGCGGGATCGTGTGCGGGTCCTTCAGCCCGATGCCGTCGATCAGCTTCCGCTTCTCGCGCACGTAGGCAGCCTGCGTCTTTGCGTCGGTCTCGACGGACACGGCACGCAGGACGAGCGGCACCTCCGCGACCTCGACCTTGCAGTGCGGCAAGAGCTCGGCGCGGAGCTTCTCGCGCTTCCACTGGCTCCGTGTGTCGAGGTCAAACAGGATCATGAAGTCGTCGGGGCTGTCGATGATCGGCAGGTACTGGAAGACCAGTTGGTGCGTCGTCTGGCTCAGGAAGTGGCGGATGCAGTTGTAGGTCAGGTCGTACCGGTTCTGCGTCCGCAGGCACTCATTGACGACGATGAGGGTCGAGCCGTCGATCTCCTGGAGCAGCCGGTAGAAGAACTTGTACTGGATGATCTGCGCCCACTCGATGTGCTCCGCCTCGACCGAGAGCGCGGGGCGGAACTTCTCGGGCGCCAGCACGAACACCTTCTTGATGGCGTGGTCCGCGCAGTATCGAGCGACCTTGGCGTCCTTCTGGGATGCGTTGAGGCCGAGGCAGATCACGTCGCCTCGCGTCGCATGAACCAGCCGCCGTTGCCGCGCTTCCAGCGCTGGAATCCGACGCGCGCGTGGAGTGCTGCGGATGCCTTGTTCGTGTCCGCCACGAAGGCGACCATCGCCAGGTGTCGTCGCGCCTCGTACGCGGCGACCACGAGGCCTCGCCGCCGATACGCCGGGAGCACGAAGATCGGCCCGAGTCGCCAACCCCACGGCGTCTCGTGCGGCGTGACGAAGCCGACCACCTGCCCGTCGCACTCGAGAGGCTCCCGCGCGGCGTCGCGCTTCGCGTTTCCGCGCGTCTCCCGCTCGCGGTTCGCAGCCCGGATGATCTCGGCGGGGATCACCCGAACCTCTTGCGCATCGCGGCCTTCCCGGCGACCACCAACGCGTCAGGGTCACGCCCGAGTCCACGCACGAAGTCCGGCCGGGCCAGAGCCTCCCAGGCCCGCTCGATCGCCACCTTGTCGTCCCCGAGCTTCGGCAGCGACGCGGCGAGCTTGAAGGCCTTGTGCCACTCCTCGGCGGCGATCATGCCGCGCAGCCGGTCGAGCTTCGGCGCGCGCTCCCCGGACGCGAGGCCCTTTGGGAGCTTCGGCTTCTCCGGCGGCGGCCCCTTCGGGACCCTACGCATGCGGATGCGAGGCATCGCCTACCCCGTCCTCGAGCGCAGCCACGCTTCAGTCTGGGCGAGGCGCGCCGGGTTCATCTCGTTGCCTCGGAAGAAGCCGCCGAGCGTGTGCGCGCACCGAGCCGTCATCCCCAGTCCGCAGCACGGATCGAGCACCACGCTTCCGGGTCGGACGCACGCCCCGAGGACCTTGTACGTCATCGGCTCGCCGCTCATGCCGGCGACGTCGACATTCACGTCCGCGCCGAACAGCATGAGCAGGTTCGGCCGCTTCGGCGAGCCGTAGAGCACGCGCTGCGTGCGGACATGGGGGAGCCCCGCGGCAGCCATCGCGTCGAGCAGATCCTGCTCCCACCGGAGCCCCATCTCGACGAAGACCGGGGCGTCGGCGCGCCTATGCTTGACGACGACTGCGCAGAACGCGGCGAGAAAGTCCGGCCACGACGTACGCGGGGACGCTCCACGCTCGCGCATCGTATGCCAGTATTTCTGGTTCCCAGGCCCCCACGGCGGGTCGGAGTAGACGACGTCCGCAAGCTCCTCGCCCATGAGCCCGGTGACGGACCCCTGCGTGATGTCGCCGCAGGTGATGCGGTGCGGTCCGATGCTGGTACTCACGCTCGGGATCTTGGGCGGAGACGGCCGCTCGTCAAGCGCGACGTCCTACGCGGCGCCGGCCGCCATCCCGCCGAGGTCATCATCGTCGTCATCCTCCCCGGGGTCCTCTTCGTCCTCGCCGATGCGCGGCCCCCCTGGCATGTTCATGGCCGCGATACCGAGCGCGCCGAGGAGAACGGCGAGGCCCATGAGGGCAACGAGTGTGTCGTGGAGGCTGGGCATTTCAGGGGCCATCCTGGGTCAGAGGTAGGACCGTGACAACGGCTGGCAGGTCACCCTCGCCACGGCCCACGATGAAGCGCAGGCGCGATCGCCGGTCAGGCTGCCCCGTCGTCCCCACCCGTGGGCCACGCCAGAGGCCGAACGGCCCACGCCCCTCGCCAGGGTCGCCGGTCCACGCGTCCACGTAGCGGCCAGAGGACGTCAGGTCGATCAGTTGAGCCAGCGCCTGCGCACGCATCCCGGGGTCGGCGACAGACGCCTCGATGTCGCCAGGCGGCTGCATGATCCGCTCGATGTACCGGGTGACCGCGTGCGGCGTGACGAAGAAGCGCCCGCTCGCGCCGCCCCTCGCCTCCTCGGTGACCGGCAGTTCGAGCGGCTCTCCCGACGGGATGGCGGCGATGACGCGCGGGGCACGCAGCGGCCCGGGGCGCACGACCAGCCGCAATCCCTCGTGCTGCCAGAGCTCGGCGCCGGCGCTCAGGGTCTCGACGAAGTGTGCCGCGTCGGCCGCGCAGGTGAGGTCGACGCGCGCCTGCTCGACGCCGATGCCTCGCGCCACCGCGTACTTCTCGGCCGCGATGTCCGAGACCACGTCGACGTCCTCGAAGGTCGGCGCCTCCCCTTCCACCGGGTCTTCGGCCGCCACGTCGGTGACGCGCACCCGCCCAAAGCCGAATGCCGTCTTGCCACCGAGGCCCAGCCGGTCGGCGCACTCGAGCAGCCACCTGCCGATCGGGTTGACGTCGAGCGTGACCGAGCCGGACCAGCCGACCACGGCGCCGCCGCCGATCTTGCCCATCGGCATGTGGACGACCTCTGTCCGGCTCGCCACGACCTCGAGCCCCACGGCATGCCCGTCGAGCTCGACACCGAGGCGCCCCGGGAAGGCCTGCGTCAGCGCGGACCAGAGCGAGAACTTCGTGGGTCGGCGCGCGGAGCGGCCCGCGCTCCGGATGACGACGGGCGTGATGGTGTCGAGGCGGACGCGATGCCGCCCGGTCTCGGTGACGCGCGGCGCATGGAGCCGCACGAAGGGCCCGAACGTCACCGTCGTCGCCGCGTTGCCGAAGCGCGATTGCGTGACGCTCCCAGCCAGTGCGCGCGCTGCTGCCTCGTCCCGCACGTAGACGCCCCAGCCGCTCGGGCTCATCTGCGTGGTCACGTGCAGGAGCGAGAAGTCGGCCGTCTGCCCATGCGGCATCCCCAGCGCCTGCGTGACGATGCCGTGGAGGTAGCGGACGAGCCGGTGCGGCACCTCGCGGTACGGCGAGAAGCGGACCCACATGGCGCCGCCCGGCAGGTGCTTGTCGTAGGCCGGAGGCGCCGTCGCCCACGGGTCTGCGACGGTGGCTGCCACGGGGTCAGGCACCAACGTCCCCCGCCGCGCCCGCATCCGCGCGGCCGTCCGCTTCCGATGCACGTCGGCGTTGCCAGGCTTCGCGTACCAGCGCTCGAAGCGCCGGGCCTGCGCTTTCTTGCGGCACTCGGCTGCCCGGCAGGTCGTCTGCTTCGGCTGCCTTTGTCTGAAGGGCGCCGAGCAGAACTCGCACGGGACTTCCTTCAGGCGGAGCGAGTCGTGCCGGCGGCTCTTACAGGCCTTCGCGCCGCACGTGATCTGCTTGGCATTCCGCGGCGTGAAGGTGTCGCCGCAGGCGCAGAGCTTCGGCACGAGGTCCGCCCGAGGGGTGCCGCCGTTCTTGAGCGTGGTGTGCCTGCGCTCGCACGTTCGGGAGCAGGTGACGTGGTTCGCGCGCTTCTTCTCGAACGGCTTGCCGCAGGCCGCGCACGTGTCCGCGACCTCCGCACCGCCAGGGACCATGAACGACACGGCTTCGCCGATGGCTCCTCCGCCCGTCCCGTCTGCGTCGAACATCAGGCCGCCATCTCCTGCGCGCGCAGCCGCGGAACCACGCAGTCCTCGACGGAGTTTCGAGCGAGCCAGTACGGCGCGCGCACGCCAGCAGCTCTCGCGTCGAAGGCCTCCGGCTCGTAGCTCCGCACGTCGTACGGGCCGCCGTCCATCACGACCGGGAGGATGCGCTGCGGTCGCTCACGGTAGAGCAGCGACCGGTCTTCTAGGTCGTCGTCCACCTCGACGTTGAAGACCGTCCCCAGCCCTCGCGCGTGGTCACGGGCGAGCCCGTGGAGGCCGGCGCAGAGCTCGAGCAAGAGGGCCCGATCGCCGCGCACGTAGAAGTCGAGCCACGGCGTCGAGAGCGTCCCGATCGGCATGTTCAGCGCCTTGAATGGACCCCCGTTGATGCGCACGACGTCGACCCCGATCTCCTCGGAACGAGACCGCTTCCGCCTCCAGCGAACCGTCTCGACGGCGATCGACGGCGGGATGCCGACCGACGCGCACGCGATGCGCCGGCCCCCGATCTCGACGTCGGCGATCGGGATCGGGATGTCGACGTCGACGGCGCCGCACCCAGCGAACACGTCGTCAGGCAGTCGCCCGGTCTCCTCGAGCACCACGGCGAACTGCAGCGCACCCTCGATGGTGATCGGGTCGTAGCCGTCCCACGCGACCGGGGAGGACAGCCACACGCGCAGGCGGAGCGGCTCGACGACACGGGGTCGCCACCGCTCTGCGCGAGCCAGCCAGCGCGCGCTGTCGTCGAGCCAGGTCATGCCGCCTCGGCAGCGGGTGCGTCGTCGGCCTTCTTCTTCGCCGACCGCGCGGCCTTCTTCGGCTTCTCCTCGGCAGCGTCCGCCCCGGCGCCCATGAGCCAGTCGCGCACGGCATCGGCATTATCGTCGAGCCAGCGGCGGTACACCGCGGGGCTCGGCAGCCTGTAGCTCTCCTCGCCAGGGAGGTACTGGTCGAACGCGACCTGCCCGTACCCGCGGGAGTTGCCGGCGCCGACGAACGCCTCCGCCTGGAACTCGGCCAAGAAGTCAGCCATGCACGATCCAGCGAGCTCGCTCACGCCGCCGATTCCAGCGAGCGAGAACGAGTGGACCATCTGCGCGCCTGGCAGCAGGAGCTCCGTGTTGAAGATCATCTGGGCGCCGCTGCTCCCCTCGAGATCCCGGTGAGCGTGACGGGTCGCCAGGCGGAGCTGCGTCAGGTCATCGGCCGACGGGAGCGAGGCGGCGAACTCGTCGTAGGGGGCCCGCTCGTCGTGGCGCATGGGCGCGAGCCGGTGGTGCAGCATCCACGCGTTCTCGCGGCAGACGAGGATCGCGTCGTTCACCCGGAGCAGACCCTTCATGATCTGCTGCGAGACGCAGCCGGCGAGGAGATCCCACGGCGGGCACATCTCGCGAGCCTTGCGCCGGGCCGAGACGTTGACGGTCCCGCCGTCTGCGCCAGCCTCGATCGACCCTCCGGAGAGCAGCGCATGCGCCGTGGCAGGCGGCAGCGACTCGGCTCGAAGCCCCAGGCGGCGCAGGAGCAGGCCGAACATCCCGTCGCGCCACATGCCACGGACCGCGTTGCCAGAGATGAACGGCCGCAGGTACTGGCGGCCCGTGACGGGATCCACGAGACGGTCGCGCCGGAACATCGTGGTGTTGCCGCTCTTATCGTCGGCGCCGTGGGCCATGTTGCTGGTGAGCGTCCAGACGGTCCAGTGTGCGCGCGGTGAGTGGATCTGCCGCGGCAGCGTCGGCGTCCACGGCGCGACGCTGCGGACCTCCTCGGCGAGGGGGAACAGCGACTCCTCGCCGTCAACCGGATCCGCCGTGGCGAACGTCGCGATCGACGCCGGGTTCTCGTGCAGCGCGAGGCGCAACGACTCGAAGTCGATGCACTTGACGAGGACGTCCCAGCGTACGCACGGCTTCTCCGGCGTCGCGGCGTCGTGGGGCATGGTCGTCACGTCCGCGGGCAGAAAGACGCGCGGAACGAAAGCGTAGGCGGGGCGGGATGTGCGCTCCTCGCCGTCGGTCCCGAGAAAGCCGCCGCCCGACGCGTTGATCGCGAACCGCGTGCAGACGGCGCGCACCCAGCCCAGCGTGCTGCGCTCCGAGATCGCGATCGGGTAGAGCGCGTTCCCGAGCTCCTCAACGATGCCGCGCCGGCGGTCCCGGCCGATCGAGTCCCAGTCGACGCGCCGCCAGAGACCGCGGAGCAGGTAGGAGGTCAGCGCGGAGGCGAGCGTGATGCTTCGGGTGGTCGTCATAGGGCAGCGGGTCCTTTCGGAGTCTTGGTCAAGGCAGGGATCGGCAAGAGGTCGGTGAACAGGCGCCACCACGACGCCGACGCATACGGGCGCATCGGCTCCACGCGGCTGCCCCAGGACGCGAGCAGCGCGAGAGGGGCCCGCGGCGGCTGGCGCAGGGTGAGCAGGGCAGTGCGCGCGTCGGTCGCCCCCACGCCGCCCGCCCGCATGTCGACGAGCAGCGACTCACAGACTTCGCGCATGGCCCGCCAGATCGGAACGTCAACCATGACGTCGGATGCGTCGTCGACCTGCAGGTGGTACCGCATCCTCGAGTTGGAGACGCGGGCGTACAGCGCCGTGTGTTTCGACTGGAGCTTGATGAGCGGGTCGGTGGCCATCCGCCACCACGGCGTCAGTACGTAGTGGCTCGTGATAGCGAGGAAGGCCTCCCACTGCGGGGTCCGATCCGCCGGCAGCCACGGGGCTGCCCGTTCGGCGAGCGCCTGTGCCACCGCCTTGCCGCGGGCCTTCGCATCGGCGCCTGGCGCGTAGGGCAGGAGCTTCGTGGTCTCGGCATTCACGTAGAAACGGACCGCCTCCCACGACTCCTCGCGCGGCATCGCCCCGAGCAGCGCCCGCTCGGCATTCGCCTCCCCGCCATGGTCCACCCCGTAAAGCGGCAGGCAGGCCACGAACGGCGCCGGCGGCGGGGTGAGCAGGGCGGCCAGCGGGTCGGGTCGCGTCGTCAGCATCCCGCCGGCCAGCGGGAACGGCACCCAGCCGGGGATGGGTCGCATCGGCACGAACCAGATGCCGCCCGGCCCGTGGTCGTCTGCCACTCGAGCGAACGAGAGCCCGCAGCGGAGCGCGATCGCCTTGCAGCACCAGAGGCACGCGGCGCAGATCCCGGTGCCCCCGAAGGCCCACGCGCGCGAGGCGTTCTTGACGGTCGTGAAGCTGTCGCTGATCGCGTCCTTCAGCGAGTAGGAAGCAGGCTCGCCGCAGGACGCGCAGACGGTGCCCGCAGGCAGGTCACGCGTCCGGATCGGTGAGCCATCGGTCTCGACTGGCGTGGGGCTGCCGGCCGCGAGCCAGAGGAAGCGCGCGCCCCTCACGTCGTCACCAGCTTCCCCAGCGCCGCCTCGATGACGAGAATCGTGCCACGCCGAAGCGGTAGGCCCGCGAGCGCCCGCGTCAAGGTCGCACGCGATACCGTGCCGAGCGCGTCGATCGCGCCCTTCTCGCCCTTGCTGTCGATGAGCTTTCGGAGGCTGGACCGGTGCGCCATTGGGAGCGGCGCGGTCGTCGTCTTGCTGTGTGCCATGCGCCATCCCTGATACAGGATGGCACACGGCAGCGCAGGTGAATCGTCGCGGGCTAGTACCTGTCGGGATCGTCGCCGCGATCCATGTCCTGCATCCGGCGGAAGTCCTCCTCCGAGGGCGTACCGTCGTCGCTGGGGGTCGAGGCGGGTGGTGGATTCTTCTTCGCGGTGATGAAGCCCTGGAGGATCCGCAGCACGCGCTCATTGTTGGCCTTGTACTTGGCCTTGTCCGGATCTCCGATCGACTTGAGGCAGCCGGCCGCGTACCACTCGAGGTCGGACACGCCCATCGTCGACGCGGCACAGTCCTTCAGCTTGCCGTACGGCGCGATCCAGTCACCGTCCGCGGCCTTCGCCGTCACCTTGGGAGGAGGAGGCGGCTGGGCGGCAGCCCCGGCCCCGGCGCCATCGTCGTCCTCCGGATCGAAGATCATCGGGCCGGGGGAGCCCATGCCCATCTGCGGCACCTGCTGCCCGCCTCCCATCTGCGGCATCCCGGCGCCCATCGCGGGTGCCCCGCCGTAAAGCATCGCCATCCCGCTGAGCGCCTGCTGCGCCATCATGACGGTGAGCATCATCGCCGTCTGCGGGTTGTTCGACCGCCCGGTCAACTGGAGCTTCGCCACCGCGATCGGCTTCTTGAGGAGCTCGTCCCGCGAGTAGGTCCCCACGCCGAGCATGCCACGCACTGCCCGCAGGAACGCCTTCGTCTCGGCGTGCTGCTGAATGTGGAGACGCTGCCCCCAGATCGAGTTGTCGGCGTTGTTGTTCTTCATGTCCGCGGCGCGCCGCATGGCGGCCACGGTCCCGCTGTCCTCGCGCAGGTTCATGGTGCGTGAGCCCAGCGCGCGCCGGACGCTCCCGTCGAGGCACTGCCTCGCGATGGCCACCTGCCAGTGGCAGTAGTGCAGGCGCTCCGCAAGGCACCGGCTGTCCACGATCGAGATGCCGGCGGCGTCCGCAAGCTTCTTCAGGACGAGCCCGCCGAGCCCGAGCAGGCCGCCGTCGACGGTGTAGACCTCGAGCTTGTTGTCCGGGTTCACCTTGAAGACGGATAGCATGACGCTGAAGCCGTCCGGGATGTCCCCCTGTGCCAGCCCGCCGAAGAGGATGTAGTTCTCCTCGGCCTGAGCCAGCATCTCCCGGATCTGCTCCGGGTTCGAGTACGTGCCCGAGATGTCGTCGGACACACTGCGCCGCGCCCCTGCCGGCGCCTGTGCCGCCTGCTGCTTCCCGTTCGTCGTTGCCATCGGCTCCTCCTGCGGGGCGTCGCTGCCCCGTGACATGTCGTAGGCCCGCCGGCCTCGCTGCCCACCGAAATCGACGTGGCAGAAATCTGCGCCGCCGGGTTGGCACACGGATCGGGCGGTCTAGCATGGCCGGGCGCGCAGTGAACCCGCGCGCAGGAGACGGCACACATGGCCCACGAGCTTCCCCCGCCCGACCGTATCACTCGCCCCTTCCAGCGCAGGATGGACCAGGCGCTGCGCGCCGACCTCGGCCTCATGCTCGCCAAGGCCATCGACGCCCTCGACGAGATGAAGGTGGCGAAGTCCGCGGCGGCCAAGACCTTCGCCGGGCACCTCGAGCGGCTGACGTTCGAGCTGCTTGGCCTCAAGGACGCGGTCAAGCTCCGGGACGGCGAGACCGCGTCGATGCAGCTCCCGTGCATCGGGACGATCAACCCGTCGACCTGGCAGTACGACGTCTACCGGATCGAGATCGTGGACGGCCGCGAGGAGCGCGTCTTCGACCACACCGAGAGCCTGCCGGAGCAGTACGCCGACCTGACGCAGCCGGAGCTTCCGTTCCGGGACCGGCCGAAGGACCCGCTCGACGACGTCGACTTCCCTGACGAGGATGACGCGGCAGCCCCGAAGGGCGGACAGAAGTGAGCCAGGTCCTCCTCCAGATCGTCACGGGGATCGGCCTCATTTTCGCCATCGGAGGCGGCATTGCCGTCGCGGCCATCCTGCTCGCCACCGTCTGGGCCTTCGCCCTCGACTTCACCGGACGGGTCTTCGACGCTCACCGCCTGTTCGTCCCCTGGATCCTCAAGACGAGGGCCGGGAAGCTCCCGTGGATCGTGGCGCCGGCCGGAAGCCTCGAGGCCGAGGTGGCACGCCTGCGGGAGGAGCTTGAGCTGGCCGAGAGCCGGGCGGACGAGCTCATCGCCGAGAACACTGCGGACCGGGACGAGGCGGAGCGCGACAGGCTCCGCGTCATCCACCGCTCGCTCGGCGACGGGTGGCACACGCTCCGCAACGGCGGGCTGATGCGCCTCGCTGACGGGGAGGTCATCGCCATCGACGACTGCGGTACCCCGGGGGCTCGTGACGACACCAAGGCGGACGCCGTGGCGTTCGCTGGGCGGCCCTTGTGCTTCGGCCTCTTCAACAGCGATGGCGAGGCGGTAGTCGGGATGGGCGCGAGCCAGGGGGCGTCGTCGTGAGAGCCCCCTTGCTGCAGGCGACGTTCGCCCTACTGCCGGGCGAGATCGTCGTCGACAACTTCGCAGGTGGAGGTGGCGCCAGCACAGGCATCGAGGCCGCCATCGGGCGCCCCGTCGACATCGCCATCAACCACTGGCCCGCGGCGATCGCCATGCACAAGGCGAATCACCCCGAGACGAAGCACTTCTGCGAGAACATCTGGGAGGTCAACCCTCGCGACGCATGCGCGGGCCGGCCCGTGGGCCTGCTCTGGGCCTCGCCGGATTGCACCCAATTCAGCAAGGCCAAGGGCAGCCAGCCTCGCTCGAAGAACATCCGGTGCCTCGCAGGCGTGGTCATCAACTGGGCCAAGGCGGTCCGCCCGCGCGTGATCCTCCTCGAGAACGTGGAGGAGTTCGAGGATTGGGGCCCTCTCGACGATGAGGGGCATCCGATCAAGGCCCGCATGGGCGACGACTTCCGCGCATGGCTCGGCGAGCTCTCCGCCCTCGGGTACGCCATCGAGTTTCGCACGCTCGTCGCCGCCGACTACGGCACTCCGACGACGCGCAAGCGACTCTTCCTCATCGCACGCTGCGACGGGCAGCCCATCGTCTGGCCCTCGGCGACGCACGGGGACGGGCGCCCTCTCTCATGGCGGTCGGCGTCTGAGGTCATCGACTGGTCGCTCGAGTGCCCATCGATCTTCAGTCGTCGGCGCCCCCTGGCGGAAGCGACGCTTCGCCGCATCGCCGCTGGCATCCGGCGCTACGTGGTCGATGCCGCCAACCCATTCATCATCCCGGTGAAGACATGGGGCGGCGGGGGAAACGGGCCCCGCTCGATCGAGGAGCCGATGCGGACCGTGACGGCATCGAAGCGCGGCGAGTTCGCGCTCGTCGAGCCGTTCATCGTGCGCCACGGCCATTACTCCACGATCACTGGCGCAGGGCTGCGTGAGGGGTGCGGGGCGGGCACGTTCCGCGGGCAGCCGCTCTCGAACCCGCTGGCGACTGTCTGCGCTACCAACGACAAGCACCTCGTCTGCCCCGTGGTGATCAAGCACTACAGTGGGGTTGTAGGGCACGACGTTCGCGGTACGCTCGGGACCGTCACGGCCGTTGATCACCACTCGATCGCTGCCGCGTTCATGACGAAGTTTTACGGCACCTCCACGGGGTCGCCGGTGCAGTTGCCACTCCCGACGGTCACGGCGAACGGCCGTGGCGGCGGACACCTGGCGGAGGTCCGCGCCTTCTTGATCAAATACTACGGGGCCGACTCGGGCCAGCAACAGCAGCTCTTCGATCCCCTCCACACGGTCACCACGAAGGCGCGATTCGGTCTCGTGATGATCCGCGGGCAAGCCTACGAGATCGTCGACATCGGCCTCCGGATGCTCCAGCCGCACGAACTCTTCGCCGCGCAGGGATTTCCCACGACGTACGACATCGCGCCCGAGCACAACGGCAGGCCGCTGACGAAGACGGAGCAGACCGCGCTGGCCGGAAACAGCGTGTGTCCGCAGGTGGCTCAGGCGCTCGTCTCGGCGAACGTCCACCAGAGGATGGCCGCCTGATGGGCCCGCTCGACGCCATCACCGAGACGCTGACCTCGATGCGCTGCTCCTTCACCGCCGAGCGCGGGTTGCAAGATGGCATCGAGCGCGCTCTCCTCGCCGCCGGCATCGCGGCCACCCGGGAGGCGCCGCTCACGAAGCGTGACCGCGTCGACTTCCTCGCCGGCGACATCGCCATCGAGGTGAAGGTCGACGGCTCCCTCGCCGATGTCACCCGGCAGCTTCACCGCTACGCCGCCTGCCCAGAGGTCTCCGCGCTCGTGCTCGTCACGACGCGCGGGGCCCACACGCGGCTCCCCGACACGCTGGGCGGCAAGCCCGTCCGCGTCGTCCACCTGCTCTGGAGATCCCTGTGAAGACGTACGGCACGATCCGCTTCGAGCCTGGCACACCGCGCGGCGCCTGGGTCATCGACTGCGAGCCGCAGGTGCGCAGCCGGCTGAAGCGCGTCTTCGCCCGCATCGACGGCTTCGGCGAGCTTCGGGTGACCGACACGCTCGAGATGTGCCGCGAGCTCGACTGGTTCCTCGACCGCTACCCGATGACTGGCGACGTCGCCCGGCTCAAGTCGAGGGCCACGCAGCACAAGGCGCGCGTCGAGATGATGGCGAACATCCTCGCCTCCGACTACCAGGCCGGCGCGATCCCTCTCGCGCTGCCCCTGCGGGACTACCAGCGGATCATCCCGGAGGCGGTCCTTTGCACTGGGGGCCTTCTGGATGCCGATCAGGTCGGCCTCGGCAAGACGGCGAGCGCGATCGGCATGATCATCGATCCCCGCGCGCGCCCGGCTCTCGTCGTCACGCTGACCCACCTGCCGAGGCAGTGGCAGAACGAACTGGCCAAGTTCGCGCCGACGCTGCGCACGCACATCCTGAAGAGCACGCAGCCGTACGACATTCTCAAGGCCATGCGCGGCCGGCGGAAGGTCTCTGACGCGCAGGCGTCGCTTCCAGGCGTGCCAGCCGACTCGCTCCCCGACGTCATCATCACGAGCTACTCCAAGCTCGCAGGCTGGGCAGATGAGCTTGGCGGCAAGGTCCGGAGCACGACCTTCGACGAAGTGCAGGAGCTTCGGCACCACACGAGCCAGAAGTACCGGGCCGCGAAGCACATCGCCCATGCGGCCGACTACCGGCTCGGGCTCTCGGCCACGCCGATCTTCAACTACGGCGGCGAAATCTGGTCCGTCCTGGACGTCCTCTGCCCCGACTCACTCGGCACCCGCGAGGAGTTCATCCGAGAGTGGTGCGGCGGGGACAGCGACGGCGACAAGCCGAGGGTCCGCGACCCCAAGGCGTTCGGCATGTACGTCCGCGAGCAAGGGCTGATGGTCCGTCGCACGCGCGAGGAGGTGGGTCGGGAGCTGCCCGAGTTGACGAAGGTGCCGCACACGATCGACGCGGACACGGCGGCACTTGACAAGATCAGCAAGTCCGCCGGCGAGCTCGCACGCATCATTCTGGCGCAGGGCGAAACCCACAAGGGCGCCAAGTGGCAGGCGGCTGAAGAGTTCTCGAACCTGCTGCGACAGGCAACGGGGATCGCCAAGGCTCCGTACGTCGCCGAGTTCGTCCGGATGCTCGTCGAGAGTGGCGAGAAGGTCGTGCTCTACGCGTGGCACAGGGCCGTTTACGACATCTGGCTCGACACGCTGAAGGACATGAAGCCGGCGATGTACACCGGCACGGAGTCGCCGACGCAGAAGGCGGAAGCCGCCCGTCGGTTCATTGACGGCGAGACGCCGCTGCTCATCATGAGTCTGCGTTCCGGCGCCGGGCTCGACGGCCTCCAGGGTCACTGTCGCGTCGTCGTGTTCGGCGAGCTCGACTGGAGCCCGGCAGTCCACGAGCAGGCAATCGGCCGCGTTCACCGTGATGGGCAGGCCGAGAAGGTCATCGCCTACTTCCTCATCGCCGACCATGGCGCCGACCCCACGATCGCCGACGTGCTCGCGCTGAAGAAGGCACAGAGCGACGGCCTGCGAGACCCGAATGCCGACATCATCGAGCGGCTGGACACTGGAGGCGGGCACGTGCGCCGCCTCGCCGAGACCTACCTCGGCGTGAAAGAGGCAGCATGAAGCCGAGATTCATCGTCATCGATGGGCCCGAGGCCGCAGGGAAGTCGTCGCTCGCGAAGATAGTGGCGAAGGCCCTTGACGCTGCCCACGAGGCGGAGCCGACCGAGTCGCCTGCCGGCAAGCTCATCCGCTCCGTGCTCCGTGGCGAGCAGCGCATCGAGGACCCGCGCGCACGGCAGTTACTCTTCGCCGCTGACCGGATCGAGCACACGCGCGTCATCCGGGAGCACCTCGCCGCTGGTCGGAACGTGGTCTGCGATCGGTACGTAGCTTCCGGCCTGACCTACGGCACCGCGGACATGGCGCAGGTCGACACCCGTGACGAGCAATCCATTCTCGAGATGGCGTGCTGGACGCACGACATCAACCGGTGGGCGCTCATCCCCGACGTGACCGTGATCCTCGACGTTCCGTTCGAGGTCTGCGCCGCCAGACTCCACGCCCGCGCCGCCAGGGAGCTCTACGACGACGGTGGCATCCAGCGCTTTGTCCACGCCCTCTACGCCCGCGTCGAGAACCTCATCCCGCACCACGCCGTCGTCCACGTCGATGGCACAGGGGAGCCCGATGCCGTCGCGGCACGCATCCTCACCTCGCTCATCGGCGTCGAGCAGCCTCGCGGTCTCGCGCGCGACTCCACGCGTGCCCGCATCCGTGACGCCGTGCTGGACGCGCTCGCCGAAAGGACCGCATGAACGCCGAGCAGCAGCAGGTCACGGTCAGCGGCACCGTCTCGCGTGTCAACTACGCGCGCGAGGAGACCGGGTGGCGTAGCCTCCGCGTCGAGGTCGCGGGCGGCGCGGTCGAGACGTGGGTCGGCGTCATGCCGTCTGCATCTCCCGGCGAGCGCGTCAACGCGACCGGCTCGTACAGCACGCACGCGAAGTACGGCAGGCAGTTCGACGTCGCCACCTGCATGCCCGTGGTGCCGACGACGGCCGCCGGGCTCGCGCGCTACCTCGGCAGCGGGTTCCTCCCCGGGCTCGGCGCCGCGCTGGCACAGCGGATCGTCGAGGCGTTCGGCGAGAAGACTATGGAGACCCTCGACAAGAACCCGGGGCAGCTCGCCTGCGTCAAGGGCGTGACCGCCGCGAAGGCTGCGAAGATCGGCGCCGCGTGGGCCGAGAAGCGCGCCGTCGCGGTCATCATGGCCTTCTTGCAACAGCACGGGGCCTCTCCGTCGCTCGCGGGCCGCATCTACGCGGCCTACAAGGAGCGCGCGGTCGACGTCGTGACGCGCACCCCCTACCTGCTCGCCGTCGAGGTGGACGGGGTCGGCTTCCACACGGCCGACAGGATCGCGCGGGCGATCGGGATCGGCGTCGAGTCGGAAGACCGGGCGCAGGCGGCTGTCCTCCACGCGCTGAAGGAGCAGGCCACGAAGGGGCACTGCTTCACCGAGCAGGCAGACCTCGCGCGCGTCACGGTCGACTTCCTGGCAGGCGACGAGCTCGACGAGGACGTGCGCGGGAACTACGCGCGCATCGTCTACGGGGCCATCCGGACGCTGGCACAGGCGCGGCGCGTGCGGCTCGAGGACCTCGGCGACGAGAAGACCGCGGTGTTCGGCGCTGGGCTGTACCGGGCCGAGGCGCGGCTGGCCGACCGGCTGCGGAAGATCCTGGCGGCGCCGGCGAGCGTGCCGAAGGACGCACCCAAGGTGGGCATGGAGGCGCTGGCGCTGCAGGCCATTGCGGAGTTCGAGGCCGAGAAGAAGGTGCAGTTGGCGCCTCAGCAGCGCGAAGCCGTGATGCTCGCCGCGCGCGAGAAGGTGCTCGTCGTCACGGGAGGCCCGGGTACCGGGAAAACTTCGGTGACGCTCGCGCTGCTCCGCCTCTTCGACAGGGCGAAGCTCGCGACCGTGCTGGCGGCGCCTACGGGTCGTGCGGCGAAGCGGCTGAACGAGGCCACCGCGCGGTCGGCGTCGACCATCCACCGGCTGCTCGAGTACCGCCCCGGCGTCGGCTTCACCAAGAAGGCAGACAGCCCGCTCGCGGCGGATGTCGTCTTGCTGGATGAGGTCAGCATGGTCGATCTGCCGCTGGCCGACCACCTCGTGCAGGCGATCGACCTCGGCGCCCGCGTCGTCTTCGTAGGCGACATTGACCAGCTCCCCAGCGTCGGACCCGGCGCCGTGCTGCGCGACATCATCGAGTCAGGCGGCGTCCCGACGGTGCGGCTGAGTCAGGTCTTCCGGCAGGCGGAGGGCAGCCTCATCACGAGGAACGCACACGCGATCAACCGCGGCGAGCGGCCTGTCGACGGTGCCGACCCGATGGGCGAGTTCCACATCGTCACCTGCACGGACCAGCCCAGTGCGGCCGACGCGATCCTCGATGCCGTGACGCGCTGGCTGCCGCAGCGGTTCGGCCTCGACCCGGTGGCAGACATCCAGGTGCTCTGCCCCATGCGCAAGGGCGAGGCCGGCGTCGGTGAGCTCAACCGGCGCCTGCAGGCCGCGCTGAACGGTGGCGGGCTGCCGATCGCCGGGAGCTCGTTCCGGACCGGCGACAAGGTCATGCAGTTGAAGAACGACTACGAGCGCGACGTCTTCAACGGCGACATGGGCTACGTTGACGGCGTCAACGAGGACGGGGACCTGCTGGTCAACGTCGATGGCCGGTCGGTGGCGTACGAGGCGAAGCACCTCGAGCAGTTGATGCACGCCTACGTGACGACGATCCACCGCGGGCAGGGCGCGGAGTACCCGGCGGTCGTCATTCCGATCCTGAACGCCCACTACGTGATGCTCGTGCGGAACCTGCTCTACACGGCGGTCACGCGCGCGAAGCGGGTCTGCGTGCTCGTGGGCGACCCGAAGGCCATCGCGACGGCGGTGCGGCAGACGAAGCGGGACGTGCGTCGGACGCGGCTTGCGGTGCGACTGGGAGGTGCGTGATGCGTTGGGAGGACGAGCGCTACGTTCGCCTCTACACCCGCGAGGAGCCCGAGTGGACCCTGCTTCCGTTCGAGGCGCGCCTCATGTGGTACGAGCTGCTCAAGCGGTTCGACAGGGCCGGCCTGCTGCCGCTCGGCAGGTCGCACTGGAAGGGCGTGGCGTCGGTTTGCCGTGTGCCGCTGACGTTCGTCGAGGTCGGCCTGGAGGCACTCGTCGAGGACGGATGCCTGCGCCTTGTGTCTGACGGAAAGGGAGGGGAGCTTCTCTTCGCCCCCAACTTCCTCGCTGCGCAGGAGGCCATCACCTCGGACGCCGCCAGGCAGCGGGCAAGTCGCGAGCGCGCCAGAGACAAGGCGAAGGCCGCCGATCTCGGAGTTATCACCCCGCAGGATTGTGATGACGACTACACTCCGTCACAAGACGCGTCAGATCCGTCACGCGCAGTCACGAGCGGTCACTCTGTACCTAGCCTAGCCGTACCTTCACAGCCCTCTGATCCAGAAAATGGGGCTTCCGCCCCCGGGCCTGACGGCCCCTGTTCTTCGTCGATGCTCGCGGTGAGTCCGTCGGAAACGACCAGCTCAAAGCCGCCTGCGTCGACGCCGATCCAGCCGTCGCTCCCGATGCCCATCGACCCGGTTGAGCCGTCCGACCCGGCGCTCGCACGCCCGCTCCAGGTGACCCCTGCCACGGCCGTGTTCCAGCGCTACATCGACGGCTGGAAAACCCATGTCGGTGGCACCCGGCCGCCTGTTCTGACCGAAAAACGCCGCAACCTGATCAAGTCTCGGATCCGCGACGGGTTCACGCACGAGGACCTGCTCCTCGCCGTCGCCGGGATCTGGCTCAGCACGTGGAACGTATCGCACGCCCAGCACGACTTCGACCTTGTCCTGCGCGACGCAGCACACGTCGAGAAGTTCAGGGCGCTGGCTGCTCCTGCGAAGTCTGCCCCGGGGAATACCGGCGCAGCGGCGCTCGAGCTTTGGAAGACCACGTACGCCAAGAGCAAGCGCGCCTACGGCGACTACATCGCTGCACCGCGTGACGCCGAGGTCGCCGCGAAACTCGCCGCTCAGGCCCGCGAGGAGGCCGTGGCCGAGGTCCAGCGCAAGGGCTCTGGCAACCTGGAGCAGATGGCCGTCCTGCTCCTGGCTCACTGGTTCAGGCAGTACCTGCGCACGGACGGCGACAAGAACAGAAACGTCGAGCGGAGGCACCCCCTCGCGGGGCTCGAGTTCGGGATCCCACAGTATGGCGCACCGTGGGGCGACGCGGCGAAACCGAAGCTCGACGACGGCATCCGCGTGCCCACGCGAGCAGAGAGCGCCGCAGCCGTCGCCGCACTCCCGCAAGCCGCACAGGCGACCCTGGCGTCGATCGGCCAAGGGGTCGCGTCCGGAATGCCGACTCGGCCCAGATTCGCGGCGCCGGCCGCAGCACATTCGGAGCCCTCATGAGCGAGCAGATGACCCGAACGAAGTTCCAGCGGCGCGTGCCCGAGAAGGTCGAGCCGCCCGTCGTGGGAGGCCGGGTGCCGCCGCATGACCTCGACGCCGAGGCCGCCGTACTCTCGGCCATCCTCCTCGATCGCGACGCCCTCGACCGGGTGCTCGAGTTCCTGAAGCCGGACCACTTCTACAGCGAGGCGAACGGTCGCATCTTCGAGGCAGCGACGAAGCTCGCGCTCGACGGTACGCCGATCGACATCGTCTCGGTCGCCTCGTGGCTGCGAGACCGGGAGAAGCTCGTACAGGTGGGTGGTGCCGGCTACCTGGCACAGCTCTCCGATGCGACACCCGCGGTCGCTCACGTCGGTGCGCACGCGAAGACCGTGCGCGAGAAGTGGCGTGTCCGGCAGCTCATCGCGACGTGCCAGCGCATCGCGGCAGAAGGCTACGGAGACACCGGGGCGGTGCAGGAGTTCATCGACGGCGCCGAGCAGGCGGTCTACGAGCTCGCCCGCACGCCCGAGTCGACTGCGGTGGTCCCGATCGCGCACGCGCTGAAGGAGGCATTCCAGCAGATCACCGCGGCGGCTGCCCGAGGCGATCGCATCACCGGCAGGTCGACCGGGTACGAGAAGCTCGACGCCAAGATAGCGGGCCTCCACGACGGCGACCTGACGATCGTCGCGGCTCGACCGGGCATGGGCAAGACGAGCTTCGTCCTGAACCTCGCCGTCAACATCGCCTCCCCTCGCGCCGTCGAGGGAGGTGCCCAGACGATGGATGGCGTCGCCGTCTTCTCGCTCGAGATGCCGCGCGAGCAGCTTGCGACGCGCATGGTCTGCTCGGAGGGACGCGTCGACCTCGGCAAGTTGCGGCAGGGTATGCTCCAGGCGGACGACTGGCGGCGCCTGAACGAGGCAGCGTCGTACCTGTCGAGCCTCCCGATCTGGCTCGACGACACGCCGGCGATCGGGGTGCTTGAGCTCCGCGCCAAGGTGCGGAGGATGCAGGCGGAGTACAACCGCCCCGCGACGCCGACGACCCCTGAGCGACGCCTGGGCCTCGTGGTCATCGACTACCTGCAACTCATGAAGGGCCGCGACGGCGTGGCGAGCCGCGAGCAGGAGATCAGTGAGATCAGCCGGGCCCTGAAGGGACTTGCGAAGGAGCTGCGGATCCCCGTCATCGCGCTGTCGCAGCTCAACCGCGCCGTCGAGACGCGGTCGACGAAGGACAAGCGCCCTCAGCTATCGGACCTGCGCGAGTCGGGCGCCATCGAGCAGGACGCTGACACCATCATCTTCATCTTTCGGCCTGAATACTACGATGAGAATACGCCTCTGAAGGGGGTCGCCGAGCTCATCATCGCGAAGCAGCGGAACGGCCCGACCGGCAAGGTGCTGACGAAGTTCGCAGAGGCCTACACCCGCTTCGACAACCTCGACCCGCGCGACTACCCGGCCGACGCCGACGAGTAGCTCCTGCCGCATGCCGCTTTCGGCAACGCTGGACGCCGTGGCACAGAAATGCCCTGCGTGGCACATCGGCATCCTGTATACGTGGCGCAGGAGCCGCAGCGGAGGTGGAGCATCCAGCATGCCAGGTGGTAGCCAGATCGAATTGATCGCCGCGCTGCGCAGTCGCGGCATGCTCTCGCTCGTACGGAGCATCTGCGACGAGCACGGCGTCGCCGTCGCCGACGTGCTTGACCGCGGGCGCGACCCCGGGACCGTGATCGCTCGCCGCGCCGTGTGGATGGCGCTCGTCGACAAGTGCAAGCTCACCTGCGAGCAGATCGCCCCGCTCGTCGGCCGCGCGCTTCCTGCCACGGTCGCGGAGGGGATCGCGAAGCACCGCGCCTACCTTGAGAAGGTGAAGGCCGCGGCGCCGTCCGGGAAGTCGCTGCCGCTCATGGCGCGAGGCTTCGGGCCCCGGCGAGACTGCATCCACGATGACGCCTGCCTCGGCGAGTTCGCGCGCACCTACCCGACGGTCGGCGCCTCCCACTGCCCGAGTGGCTGTGCCAAGTACCAGGCCTACCCTTCCCACGTGCGCCACGCCGTCGCGTCGATGCAGCACAGAGGCGTGTTCGGATGATCCTGTCGAAAGAGCACCTGGCGATGGTCTACGAGCTCGTCGCGCGCGAGGCCGGGGTCGACCCGTCGCGTCCGTGGCAAGACGTCCTTGCCGCGCTCGAGGGGCGCCCGGCCGGCGAGCTGGTCTTCCGGCTCGTGCTGCCCATCGAGCCCGTCGCGGTACGGCGCGGGCGCAAGACGGTGCTCGTCGAGCTGGCCCCGACGCTGAACGAGTACGCGTCGATGCCAGGGTGGAAGCGGGCGCTCGCCAGGAAGGCCGTGGATGATCGCGTCGTGGCAGAGCGGTTCCGCTGGCCGGCGTGGTCCTCGGGATGCGTCGACCGGATGGTCATCTCCGCGTTCACGAAGGTCGTGAAGGGCAAGAAGCACGAGGTCGTGGGCCCGCGTCCTGTCCGGGAGGGCGGTAGGCGGCGCGCCATCGTGGTGACGCGCAGGTCGAGCCGGCGCGTGGACGAGGTGTCGACCGATGCTGCGGGCTCGAAGATCGCCACCGATCGGCTCGTCATCGCGGGGGTGCTGACGGGCGACTCGGCGAAGTGGCTTGACCGCAGCGCGCGCTGGGAGCCTGTGCCACCCGGGCAGGGCGAGGTGGTCGTCGAGGTGTTCGAGCTCGCGCCGCCGCCAGCCGCTTGACGCCTTGCTGCCGTGGCCCAGCATGGCGCACCGAAGGGAGAGACGATGGAAGCACAGGTAGACGGAGCGCCGCAGGTCGAGGCCACCGAGGCGCCCGAGGAGGTCATCGCCGCCGGCCAGCCCGGTGACGTGTTCGCCCCGGGGGAAGCGGAGCCGCCCACGCTCGAGGAAGCGCTGCTCGAGCACCGCGCCATCGCGAAGGAGAAGAAGCGCATCGACGCCGAGTACGAGGCGGCACACGCAGAAGCGCAGCGCCTATTCACGCTGCGCCAGCACGCCGGCCACCGGCTGATCTTCGCCGAAAGCCGCCTCGCCGTGGCGAATCTCGCTGTCGAGGATTCGGACACCTGACCTTGACGGGCGATCAGTGTGGCCCAGCATGGCCCTGTGACACTGACCCTCCGCACCACGACAGACGACGGCGCACGTGGCCGTTCCTTCGCCGGCACCGTGCTCGCCTGTGCCACCTCCGACGGGCTCTGGGAGCTCGGCGCCGGCGAAGGCGTTCGCCCCATCATGATCATGCTCGCCACGACGGCCGGCGAAACGCGCGCGCTGACCGAGAACCTGCGTGCTGGCCAGAAGTCGCGGCTCTTCGGCGACGGCTGCACCTCCAAGGGCGAGCCAGTCGAGTTCAAGAAGAAGGGCGGCTACGTGTTCCCGCCCCCGCAGGTCATCGGCGGCTACTCGGTCATCACCGCGTACCTGCCCGGCCTCTTTCACTTCCACACGGGGCTCGTCGACGACATGGCGAAGCTCGTGCTCATGCCGTGGCGGGACGATGTCGACGCGCTGTACGACGCCAGCGACGTTGCCGAGGTGTGCCAGCACCTGCGGGCGCTCGGCATGAAGGACGAGGCCGCCCGCGTCGAGGCTGCCCCGTGGCGCATTGGGTTCGCGGTGATGTTCGCCCGGTACCTGCTGCAACGGAGCGAGCGTCCGATCCCGCTCGAGCCGACGTTCGCCGTTCAGGTCTACGCCGCCATGCGCGATGGCGAGACGCCGCTGCTCTCGGAGCCGTCGTCGCTCCTCGGCTACGAGGGGAACAGCCACGAGCCCGGCTCGACGTACCGGCGGCAGATCCGCTTCCGCGCCTACGTGGCCCCCGGCGCAGGCGTGCTCCCTGGTGCGGCCCTGCTCGCCAGCCAGGAGCGGATCGCCGAGGTGCTGGCCGCCGAAACTCTGCGCTTTGAGAAGGCGCGTAGGAAGCAGGTTCGCTCGATCGCTCCCCGCTCGCTCAAGGCGGCAGCGTGAGGCCGGCAGCACAGGCCCTCGCCGGCTTCTACCCGATCCCGCCCGAGATGATCCCGCCCATCGCGGCGCTGGTCAGGCTGGATCAGCCGACCGTCTTCCGCGCGCCAAGCTGGACGACGGTGCGCAGCCCGGCGCGCCGCTTCTGCGTCGTCGACCCCTGCGCAGGCGAGGGGCATGCGGTGCTCGGCATCACGCGGTCGCTCTACACGCAGCCGGCCATCGACGTGAGGGAGTCGCCCGCGATCTTGGCGCTCGGCGAACTCGAGGAGTCGAAGTACAGGACCCTCGTCAACGGCCTGTCGTGGGAGGACCGGAAGTACGTTCGCCACGGCGATTCTTTCCGCCTCGTGTGGGCGCGGGAGGACCACCACGTCGGGGCGTCGCTGCTCTTCCTGAACCCGCCCTTCGACGCTGACCGGGAGTGCCGCCGGCTCGAGGAACGCTGGCTGCGCCGTTTCGGCGGCGTGCTGTGCGTCGGCGGCGCCCTCCTGTTCGTGCTGCCCTACTACGCGCTCGAAGCCAGCGCCGACACGCTGGCGCAGCAGTTCACTGACGTCGCCTGCTTCCGCTTCCCGGATGCCGACTTCGTTCCTAAGCAGGATGGCGCCTACAAGCGCGTCGTCGTGGTCGCCCGCAAGACGGTGCCGCTGCTCGCACCATCGGCGACGGTGCGGGAGCGCGTCCTCGGCTGGGCGGAGGCGTGGGAGCCAATCCCGCAGATCACCAGCGTGCGCCAGCCCGTCGCGATGGTCCCGACCTTCGACACGCAGAAGGACGAGACGCCGAAAGCTGGCTTCTCCCGCTTCGATCTCGAGGCCTTCGACTACCTCGGTGTCGTCAGTGCTTTCAAGCCGTGGCGGCAGACCGCGAAGCGTGGAGGCGGCATCGCGCTCATCCCCGGCGTGCTCCCAGAGGGCGGAGTCGCTGGCCTGCGGGCGCAGACCTTCCCGGTCGTCATGCCGCTGCACGAGGGGCACGTGGCGCCTGCGCTCGCCTGCGGCGTCTTCGACGGCGTGCGCATCGAGCCGAATGCATCGTCGCCGTGGCTGCCCACGATCCTGCTTCGCGCCGTCTTCCAGCGAGACTGGGTCACGACGGATCAGATCGAGAACAAGGATGGCGAGGTCGTCGGCGAGAAGCAGGTGCAGCAACCGCGCCTCGTGATGACGGCGCTCGACCTGTCGACAGGCACCTACCACTCGATCGAGTCGAGCGCGGAGCGGACGGCCGCGCGCGCCCTCGCGGCGATGACCATGGCGGACGTCGTGGCCCACTACAGCGACTCGCTGCTCGCCACGCTGCATCGGCAGTGTCCGGCGCTGCACGACCCGGCGAACCCTGAGCACGCCGTCGAGATGCCAGCGCTGGGGCGCCCGCCGTTCCCTGCGCAGTGGGAGGTCGCGGTCGCGTCGTGGAAGCAGATCCAGCGGGACGGCGGCGAGCTCGTGCTGGGCCAGACCGGGACCGGGAAGACCACCGTCGCGGTCATCGTCGCGGCGCTCATGGGCGCGAAGCGCATCCTGGTCTTCTGCCCGCCTCACCTGCTCCCCGACTGGCAGCGCGAGATCGCCGCGGTGCTGCCCGGCGCTCGCGTGCATCTCCTGCTCTCCATCGACGACGCCGAGGCGTTTGCGACGGCCACGGACGATGGCGTGGTCTTCGGTGTGATCGCGGAGACCACGGGCAAGCTGGGCCACGCGTGGGCAGGGATCGGCGACCGCGGGCGCGAGCCGGTCAACCTGTGCGAGGCGGCAGACTTCGACGGGCACCGCGCGGCGTTCCTCGATGGCTTACCGCCGAAGGTGACTCGGTGCCCGAAGTGCGGCGACAAGGTCGAAACGGAGCCGCGGGAACTGGCGAGGAAGCGCCTGCGCTGCAAGGCGACCGGCCCCGCGGTGGGCGGCAAGGCCTCGCTCGCCGTGGACCTGGCGACGGCGCTCATCCAGGCCTGCCCGTCGGAGCGCGTGCTCGACCTGATGCCGACCCCTCACCGCCGGGCTGTCGCGAAGGCGGCGCAGCCCACGGGCAACCTGGAGCCGGGGGACGTCGAAGCGCGGCAGGTGACCGCGTGGAAGAACGCGCGCGCCACCGTGATGGGCATCGCGTGGCGCCTGAGCCGCCCGATGCGCCGGGGGACGAACGGGAACAGCCTGCACACCCCGCTGGGCCTGCTGCTCACGGCGCTGGCCTACGACGCGCTGACGGTGCGGGTCGCGCGCGCCGTGTTCGAGGCGGCGGTCAAGGTGGCTGCCGCGAGGGGTGGGGAGGTCAACGGCGACACGCTGCGCGGCCTCGCTCGTCGACTGCTCCTGCTCGTCGGCGACGTCCCGACCCGCGAGGCGGCATTCCGGGAGCTGCGCGAGCGTGACCGGATCGCACACGCGACGGCGGAGCACTGGACGGCAGAGCGGGCAGACGGCGAGTGGAAGAGGCTGCACGAGAAGATGGTCGTGCTTGACCGCAAGGGCACGGACTGGAACGCGCTCTGGTACGAGCACGAGACCGCGACCGTGAAGGACGGCGTGGTCCTGTACTACGGCGCGTGGAAGCTGGGGGACCGCGGGGCCGCCGGTGCTGCGCTCGAGCTCATGGCCGAAGGCATCGAGCCCGGGGCCGAATGCGGCGAGCCCCTCTACCAGGCTGTGCCAGAACCGCGGCGCATCCCGCTCTCCGCCTACCTGGCGAGGAAGCGTCGGCCGGTGCCAGGGACGCGTCGGCGCGGGGAGCGGCGGCCGAAGATGCAGCGGAGGATCGTCGACCTCGTGATCGTCGACGAGGTGCACGAATCGGCGAACGCAGATAGTGCCATCGGGCAGGCCATGGCGCAGTGGCGTGGCACGCCGATGCTCGGGCTGACGGGGTCGTTCTCGAACGGCTACGCGGTCTCGCTCTTCCACATCCTGCACACCCTGAGCGCGAGCTTCCGCGAGGAGTACGAGCGCGGGGCCGTCGAGGACTTCGGGCGGGACTGCGGCTACTCGCGGCGGACCGTCGAGATGCGGGACAGCGCCACGAAGAAGCAGGTGGTCTTCGGGTCGCAGAGCGATCGCGTCGAGCAGACGATGAAGATGACCGGGTACGCCCCGGGGCTCCTCCCTTCGAGCCTGCTGCGCCACGTGCTGTCCGGCGCGGTGGTCCTGCATCTCGAGGACCTGGCGATCAACCTGCCGCCCATTCAGGAGGTCGTGGAGATCATCCCGACCGGCGATGAGCTTGGCAAGCGGGTGCGCCGGCTGCGCGGGGAGCTTGTCCAGCGGATCAAGAGCGACCGATTCACGCCGATGCAGGGGAAGCTCTTCGGCCAGATGTCCGAGGAGTGGAGCAGCGCTGACCGCATCTCCGCCGGGATCGGCAACTGCGACGATGGCGTCTACCGCATCTGCTACCCGGCCAGCGTCGGCGGTGGCCTCGTGGCGGAGCTCGAGTCGATGCCGGCCGACGTGATCCTGCCGAAGGAAGCGCGGCTGCTCGAGATCATCCGCGACGAGATCGCACAGGGCCGCAACGTCCTCGTGTTCGCCTGGCACGCGCACTGCGGCCTCTACGAGCGGCTGGCGAAGCTCATCGCGCAGGTGACCGGGCGCCCCTGCCCGATCCTCGACTCGAACAAGATCACGGCGAGGAAGCGTGACGAGTGGCTGCGCCGGACCATCGTAGCGAAGGGCGAGCCGGTGCTCATCGTGAACCCGGCCGCTGTCGAGACGGGCCTGAACAGCCTCGTGCATTTCAGCACCGTGGTGTGGTTCGAGCCGCCCGGGTGTGACCCGAAGGCGGAGCGGCAAGCCAAGGGGCGTATCCGCCGGCCGAGGCAGACGAAAGAGCAGCGCGTCTTCTGGCTCATCTACGAGGGCACGAGCCAGGAGCTGCTCCGGAAGCTCCTGCTGCACAAGGTGGCCGAGAGCATGAGCGTTGACGGGCTCGACCCGACGGCGGCGCTGCGAGCGAGCGGGATTGGGCAGCGCGAGGGGATGAGCGGGTTCGACGTGGGACGGCAGCTCTACCTGATGGCGAGAGCGGAGATGGGAGAGGCGGCGTGATGGGTGAGAAGCGAGTTGTGGTGCTGGATCAGGGGTACGCGTTGCACATCGAGTCCTGGGGATCGGACGCGGGCATCATCGAGGCCGCGCGCATGTCGACGGCGAAGGGCTTCCTCGGGTGGGGTCCGGTGGTCACCGGCATTCCGTGCTTCCCGAACGGAGAGCCGAATGGCAGCGAGAGGAGGGCGCTCCCTGGGTTCCTCGAAGAAGTGTGGAGGGCGAACGGGTGCCCCGAGAAGCAGGACGCAACCAACCCCTTCCTCGACGTGCGCGAGACGCCTGGCGACGAGAAGCTCCTCCGCTACCTGTGGGAGAACAAGCACAGTTCCCCGTTCGAGTTCGCCGGGATGACCATCGAGGTCAAGGCGCCGATCATGGTGTTCAGGGAGTGGCACAGGCACAGGACGGAGTCCTACGCCGAAGCCTCCGCCCGCTACGTCGCGCTCCCCGACGAGAACTACATGCCGAGCATGGACCGCATGCTGGCCGGCGGGCAGAGCGCGTCGAACAAGCAGGCGAGCGGGGCCGCCGTCTCCGAGCAGGACGCGATCGAGTGGCTGGCGGAGCTTGCCGACGTCTACGACCACGCCCAGCGCGTCTACGAGAGCGGCATCCGACGCGGCATCGCGAAGGAGATCGCCCGCCTGCCCGTGCCGGTGGGGCGCTATTCGAGGATGCGAGCGACGGCGAACCTGCGGAACTGGCTCGGCTTCCTGACTCTCCGGACAGCGCCGAATGCCCAGTTCGAGATTCGGCAGTACGCGAATGCCGTCGCCGGCTTCATCGCCGAGTCGTTTCCGCGCACGCACGCGCTCTTCGTCGCAGGCAACCACCCGTGAGCCGAGGAAGCCGCGGGGCCGCGCCGCTCGTCGAGGAGGCGCTCCAGAAGCACCGGACCGTCCCCGTCATCGCCAGCGTGCTCGACCTGCCCGTCAAGACGGTGCAGACGGCGCTGCGCGTCCTGCGGCAAGAGGGGCGCGCCTTCACGGCTGGGCACTCGAGGGCGGCGCAGTGGGCGCTGTCGCAGCGGGAGGCAGACGAGGCGCTACGCCTGCACACCGCGGAGGTGGCGAAGGACGGCAGGGAGAAGGCCAGAGACGCCGACGCGAAGTACCGCGCTGGCAAGGGATTCGTTTGAATCCGCGGAATTAACAGACGGAGAATTTAACGAGCCATGAAACTCTGTATCCATGTAAGACCGCGAGATGACGGGCAAGGTTGGGCCGTTGACGTGTTCGACGGACGCCGCGCTTGGACCAAAACCCACCTCGGAGAGAGCCCTCTGAACAAGGCCGAGGCCCACAGGCTGGCTCACAAACTCCGCGACCCGAAATTTTACACCTCGCGAACGAAGCGCGCGGTTAACAGCCTCA